GATCGAGCGTAACTGCGGACCTCCGCGCATGATTGCTTCAAATGAGTAGCCCCTAGGGTCACTCCTATCGATTCATTTTTGCCGCCACACCCGTGGGTGTTGGGCGGCTTTGTTTTTTTCTGGAGATCCAAATGAGTAAACAACTTCGTGAACTGCAGGCTCGCAAAGCGGGCCTGATCAAAGACGCCCGCGCGCTCACCGATGCAGCAGCTGCCGAGCAGCGCGATATGAATGAGGAGGAGATGAACGCCTTCGATGCCTTGAAGCTTCGAATCGAAGCGGCGTCAGCGGCCATTGACCGTGAGTCGGCGCTGATTGCCGAGGAGGCCCGAATGGCCATGCTGCCCGACGATTCGGCGCGAGGGTTCGTGACCGTCACGGACAACCGGGAGGCAGACCCCCGCCACGGATTCAAAAGCGTGGGCGAGTTCCTCAAAACGGTCTGCCATGCTCAAAAGCCTGGCAATGGCATCGATGAGCGCTTGCTGATCGGCGCTAACCGGGGTGCCGCGGTTCCTGCCAACTTCGGAGCCGAGGGCTCGGGCCAGGACGGCGGCTTTCTGGTGCCGCCGCAGTTTGCCCAAGAAATCTTCCAGCTCTCTCTGGGTGAGGACTCCCTCTTGCCGATGACCGACAACGTCGAGATCACGGGTAACACCATGGCGTTTCCCAAAGATGAGACCACGCCCTGGGGCACCAACGGCATTCGCGCCTACTGGCAAGGCGAGGCAACGCCTGCGGCAGGCACCAAGCCGGTGCTGGGTCTGGCGAGCCTTCGCCTCAAAAAGCTGATGGCCTTGGTGCCGGTCACAGACGAATTGCTTGACGATACCAACGCGCTTTCAACCTACTTGCCGGACAAGATCGCCACCTCGATCCGCTGGAAGACCAACGAGTCGATCCTGTTTGGCTCGGGCACCGGCGTGCCCATGGGTTGCATGAGCGGTGGATCCACCGTGACAGTTGCCAAGGAGACCGGACAGGCCGCTCAGACGCTGCTTGCCCAAAACCTGGCCAAGATGATCTCGCGCCTGCCCCCAGGGTCGTTTTCCAAGGCGGTCTGGATCGTCAACAACGACGTCTTGCCCGCGCTCTTCACGCTCACCTTGGGCAACTACCCCATTTACCTGCCTGTTGGCATCAATGTCGGTGGCATCCAGGTCTCGCCCTACGGTTCTTTGCTGGGCCGCCCGGTCTTTGTCTCGCAACACGCCAACACCTTCTCGGGGCAAGGCGATGTGCTGCTGGCAGACCTTTCGTACTACCAGACGATCACCAAGGCTGGCGGCATGCAAACGGCAACGTCCATGCACCTGTATTTCGATGCGGATCTGACGGCTTTTAGGACCACCTTCCGCATGGACGGGCAGTCCAAGCTGGCAGCACCGATCTCGCCAGCCAAGGGAAGCGCTTCGCTTTCTCCCTTCGTGCAACTCGGTGCCCGCTGATCGGTAGCCGTCAATTCGTTTCAATTCTTCAAGGAGAACGCATATGTTTCCCAACGCAAAGGGCAGTGAACTGCTCGCCATCCTGGCTACGCTCGATCCCTCCAGCCAAGCGGCCGGAACTGTTACTACGGGCTGGATCTCAGTGGCCAACCACCACGGCCTTCTGGCCATTGTCCAGACCGGCGTGCTCGGCACAGGCGCTACGGTCGATGCCAAGCTCCAGCAGGCCCAAGATGCCTCGGGCACCGGCGCTAAGGACATCACTGGTAAAGCGATCAGCCAGATCGTCAAGGCCACCGGTGACAACAAGCAGGCGCTCATCCACGTCAAGCCCGAGGACCTTGATACGGTCAGTGGCTTTGGCTTTGTACGCCTGTCGGTCACGGTTGGGGTGGCTGCGAGCCAGACCGCCGCGCAGGTGTTGGGCATCAATGCTCGCGAACTGCCAGCAAGCACGGCTAACCAGGCTGCTGTCGCGCAGATCGTCTGATGCCGCTGCAACTCGTCACCCCACCCGCGCAGGAGCCCGTCTCGCTTGCCGAGGCAAAGCAACACCTGCGGGTGGATGGTGGCGACGATGATCTGCTGATCGGCTCGCTCATCACCGCGGCCCGCCAGGCAGCCGAGACAAAGACCGGCAGGCAGTTGATCACTGCGCGCTGGAAGCTGGTGCTCGATGCCTTTCCTGGGCCGTCGCTGATGCACTCTGCCACGGGTGCATCATTTAGCTTGCCGGGTCACGCGATCCTGCTCGCCAAATGCCCGGTTCAGGCGGTGGTGAGCATCGAGTACATGGACATGAATGGCGCCACGCAGGTGATGCCAGCCGGTGACTATGTGCTCGATATGGCCTGCGAGCCGGCGCGCATCACGCCAGTCTTTGGAAAGACTTGGCCGCCTACCTTGCCTCAGATGGGGGCTGTTTCAGTCACCTTTGATGCGGGCTACGGCGCTGCCAGTGCGGTGCCCGAGGGGCTAAAAAGCTGGATCAAGTTGCGGGTCGGCAGTCTCTACGGTCATCGGGAAGAAATGTCCGTGCTCTCACGCGGTCGCATTGATCCCTTGCCCTTTGTTGATGGACTTCTCGACGGCTTCAAGGTGAGCCTCGTATGAGTGTCATTAGCGCCGGGCAGCTGAATCACCGCGTGCGCATTCAGCAGCCCACAACCGTCAAAGATGCCCTTGGAGCTCCCACCCAAGTCTGGGCAGATGTAGCAACCGTCTGGGCAGACATCCAGCCCCTTTCGGGACGGGAAGCTCGGATTGCAGACCGGGTGGCAGCGGAGGTGACGCATCAGATCACGGTTCGCTACCGATCCGATCTCGATGATCCCCAGGCCGTTGCGCGGATGCGTGTGCTCTTTCGGAGCCGGATTTTTTCCATTCACGCAGCACTCAATGACGATGAGGCCAATGTCGCCATCATCCTTTTGGCAAGCGAAGGACTTCGGGATGGCTAGGGTTGAAACAGTACGCATCGAGGGCCTGGCACAACTCGATCGTGCGCTTCGGGAACTGCCCCAACGCATCGCCAACCGGGGACTAAGAGCCTCGGTCTACGCCGGTGCAAAGGTGATCCGTGATGAGGCGCGCTCCCGGGCACCCAAAGCCGCTCAGTCACTTGGCCCCAAGCAACCGCCACCCGGAACGCTCAAACGCTCGGTGATCATGAAGCACATCCGTGAGCTTTCCGGCGGAGGCCGCCAGACGTTCTATGTGCTGGTACGCCATGGCAAGAAATACCGCAACCAAGGCAAGCGCGGAAACCTGTCGCAGGACGCCTGGTACTGGCGCTTTGTGGAGTTCGGCACCCGCAAGATGGCAGCGCGCCCCTTCCTGCGACCGGCGCTTGAGTCCCGCAGACGAGAGGCAGTCGATGCCATCAAGGAGCGCCTGACTCAAAGAATCGAGATCGAGGCCAAAGCCTTGAACGGGCGCTAGCGATGCAGGACTTTTACGATGCCATCAAGCAGTTGGCGAGCGGTCAGGTGTACGCAGTCGTAGCCCCCCAGGACGCTCAGTATCCGACGCTGGTTTACACGCCCATCGATGAGGAACGGGTCATCGCGCTTGACGGCCCCAATCCGCTCAAGCGTTCCCGGGTACAGGTGGACGCCTATGCCCGAACGCTCGCAGTCTGCGAGCAGTTGCAAGACCAGGTGCTCTCGGCCTTGCTCGCTGACATCAACACCGTGGCCGATGTACGCATGGGCCTGACCGATTTCGACCCTCAAGCCGGTGTCTACCGGATTTCTGTGGACTACACCTACTACCGATAACGGTGGTCGTGCGGTCCTTTTTCAAAACCCACCTGGAGGCCTTTCATGCCTAGTACTGCGATCACCGCGCAGGGCATCACCATTGCCCGTTTCGGTACCACCACCTTTGAGACCATCCCCAACGTCGTGTCCTTCCAAGGACCCGGCGGCCAGGCATCGGTCATTGACGTCACCAACCTGGCATCAACCGCCAAGGAAAAGCGGGTTGGCCTACGTGATGAGGGTCAGCTTTCCCTGTCCCTGCACTTCAACCCCGATGACACCGTGCATCTGGGGCTGCGAACTGACCGGGCAAACCGCACCCGTCGGCAATTCAAGATCACCTTCACCGATACGACCCCCGCTGCCACTTGGACCTTCTACGGCTATGTGACGCAGTTCAGCGTCCAGGGCGGCGTGGACGCGGTGGTCGAGGCCAGCGTCACGATCGAGATCGATGGCGATATTACTGAAGGCTAAGCGCATGAATATTCTTTCCAAAGAAGCGATCTTGGCCGCAGATGATCTGCCACGCGAGTCGGTCAGTGTTCCTGAATGGGGTGGTGACGTTCTGGTGCGCACCATGAGCGGCACGGATCGCGACGCCTTTGAAGCCAGCCTGCTTGAAAAGGATGGGCGCATGGAAAACGTGCGCGCACGGCTGGTGGCACTCACCCTTTGCGATGCCCAGGGCGATCGCCTGTTCGACGACGGTGAGATCGCCGCACTGGGCCGAAAAAGTGCTCGCGCGCTGGACCGCGTGTTCTCGGTGGCACAGCGCCTCAACGGCATCGGCGTCGAACAGGTGGACGCTGCAAAAAAGGGCTAAAGGCCAACCCCTTTCGGCGCGCTGTCTTTCGGCTCGCACTCGCCTTGGGTATGCCGGTTCGTGAACTGCTGGCCCGTGTGGGATCGGATGAGCTGACTGAGTGGATGGCCTTTTACCAACTGGAACCCTTTGGCGAGATGCGAGCCGATCTGAGAAGTGGCGTGGTTGCCGCGACCTTTGCCAATGCCCATCGAACCAAAGACGCCAGAGCGTTCACGCCTGAAGACTTCATGCCCTACATCGAGCGAACAACACCCAAAGACGACGCTCGCCTCAATGTCGCCCGCTTCAAGGCAATGTTTGCCCACAAGGTGAAAAAGCATGGCTGATTTGGGCTCTTTGGTCGTCAAGCTGTCGGCCGAGACTTCTGAGTTTCGGGCGGACCTGGGACGCACGGCTCGTCTGCTGGATCGCCATGCCAGCGACATGAAGTCATCCATGCAGCAGGTCGCCAGTGTTGCCAAGACGGCCTTCGCCGTGGTGATTGGTGCCACCTCCGTTGCCGCATTGCGGGACTTTGTGACCCACACGCTGGAGGCGGCTGCGGCGCTTCAGGGATTATCGGAGCAGACCGGCGCAAGCGCTGCGGCGCTCTCAGGATTCGCACCGGTTGCGACCATCTCAGGCACGGCCATGGAGGCGATCGGCGC